GAGCAGTGTGTTCGTGTGGACCAATGGTTATTGCCTGAGGTTGTACAGGGATATAAACTCTGGACAGGACAGGAAAAAATCTATCAAAACGAAAAGCAGTATCTAAATAGTCTGGAAGACTTAGAAGAGTAGAATGACAGTCGCATCAGATCTCAAAGACAACTTAGGTAAGGTCTTTAAGGATTCTTATAGTCTTGAAAAATTTTTCAAATCTGTATCTGCATCTGGAGATAAAGAGATTGATACTTGGGATTCAACATCTACAGAAATGGTGAAGATGCCTTCTGGCAGTACGCTAGGTTTGATTCCACGCATCAAAGTAAAGACCGAAAGAAATTGGTTACGTGGAAAGATTAAAGAATTTGTTGAAGAGAATCAAGAAAATATTATTACTAATATTCGAGAAGTTCTAAAACTCGAAGGAGTATGGGAGTGGAGCTTTGAAGAAAAAGTTATTGGTAGTTTGTCTGGATTACAATCCTATGTTATCAGTGGCGCTAGGGAAGGAAAAAAACCCACTATCAGGATTATATTTGCATCTAAAGGTCTTTCTAATGGTGCTGGTGGTAAGAGAGAAGATCCTCATGAACTGATGACTGCATGTTTGATTCTTTCAAAAACGAAGGTTGATCTCAATGGTATTAATGGCAAGAAAGATGGTGAAAGATATGGTGCATACAAAGCAATTGTAGATAAGTTGGTAACAATAGCACCTAAGATTGTTGGTGCTGCAGGATTATCAGGATTTTATATTGACCCTAAGACTAAACAAGAACCTGATCTTATTAACTTAGCAAAGGCAGTCTCTGTATCAAACTATGTGATTGATTTAATTGGTAATGCTAAGGTAGATGCAGTTTGGCAGACAGGAACAAAGTGGGCACAGGAGATTAAAAAATATGATGTTGGACCAAGCACGATTAAAAATTACAACTCTTCTGATATCATTGTAAAATTTACTACTGCTGGAAAGGATGGTGCTACCCATTACTGGGGATTGTCACTTAAGAAAGCAGGTATCAAAGATCCAGAACCAACACTATTAAACAAACCTGCATTTGGTTCAAAGGGATTTATTGAGAAGAAAATGAAACCTGCTGATGTAAAGAAAGTTGAGGATGCTAAGAAGAAATTTTTTGTTGGTGCTTTAAAAATTAAAACAGGAACAACATCTATCAAGAATAAGAAGATTGATAGTATGCCAATTAAAGAAGTATTGAAAAATGCAAACAATCTTTTCACTGATACGAACGAGAAGGCTGAGATGCTAACGGGACGTGGTAAATACCAACCCAATAAGAATATCTATTTTGAAGAAATGCATAAGGCATTTATGAAATTTGATAATGATAAAGAGTTCTTTGAAGAGTTTCTAGATACTATCTTTAAAATTAACTTACAAACATATGTGCAAGATGCTTCATTCCATTTCAGTTTAATTACTGGACGTGGTGACTATAAGGATGGTAAAGTTTTAGAAGTATCACCACCTAGTGAGAAAGAAGGTAGAACTACTTCTGAAGTATTTCGTCTAATCTTTGGAGACTCTGATAATACTAAGTTCCGACTGATTCCAAATAGGACTAATACTTCAGATGCAAAGAAGATGGCATTTGAAGAAGGTGCTACTGCTGCAAAACTTTTTTATGAGATGGCAATTGGACCTAAGGGAAAAGAGCACAGTATTGTAATGTTAGAAGTAAGATACAAGGGAGCATTGACATCTGAACCTCAGTTCCAGGTATTCATGAGTACAAAGAAGAATGGGTTCTCGGATTTATATAAAGCATATGTGAAAAAGAATAAGATCGAACGCTGGTGACACCCTAAGAACTGTCACACCTCTGGTTGCGACTGCCTTCTGCCATGCTATAATATGTGTATAGACAAAGGACGAATGCCAAACAAACACCTTGAGCACCTAGAGGATTCCATCTTTGATGGTCGTCGGGTTGCTCTTGCTGCTGTCAAGGAAGCACTGACTGTCAAGAAGGTCAGTGTCAAGTGGGACGGTGCTCCTGCTATCGTGTTCGGTACTAACCCCGCCAATGGTCAGTTCTTTGTGGGCACCAAGTCTGTATTCAACAAAAAGAAAGTTCTAATCAACTACACCTATGAGGACATTGAGACGAATCATAAAGGGAACGTTGCAGATATCCTTCGTTTATGTTTGCGTCATCTTCCTCGTATCAGTGGTATTGTCCAAGCTGATTGGATCGGTGTCGGTGGCGGCAGTGTTTATACCCCTAATACTGTGGAGTATCGCTTTTCCTATTCGGTTGTTCAACAAATTATTCTAGCACCACATACGTCATACACTGAGGTGTCACCTACTGCAGAGGCAAGTATTGGTGTCACTCTACAGTCTACCGATAGTGTTCATTTCGTTGATACTAATGATGCAACTGTTGGTGAGTGGTCTGCAGTAAGACTTGCTGCGGAGATTGTTGCTCTGATTCCTTTCTGTAAGGTTTCTAATAGTGCAGAACTCAAGAAGCATGTCAATACATTCATTCGTATGGGTAAGATACCCAGTGCTGAATTGATGTTCAATGTCTTCAATGCTAAATATAAGGGTGAGGTTAATCTGACCACCTTTAAGGTGTGGCATAAAATCTTCCAACTGAAACAGCGTCTACTTGATGCGGTTGTGACTAATGAAAATGTTGAATGTTTCATTGACGGTAATCCTTCTTCACATGAAGGGTTTGTTATTCCCTCAAGCAACCCATACAAACTCGTAGATAGACTGACTTTTAGTAAAGCAAACTTCAACTTAAATAAAAATTGGTAGAATGAAAAAGTTCAGTGCTTTTCTAATTGAAGCCGAAAAATCATTTGCAGCAAAAACTGCACAAACATTAAAACTTAAGCATGTAGGTTACGGTAGATACGCAGACCCTAGCGGGAATGTAACCCACATGTCTAAGGATGGAAAACTAGTACAATTAAAACCTGGCGATGACATCACCCCGACACAATCCAATGGAGAGGAAGAAACTGGAGACGGCTCGGGTGCGGTCGATCAAGGCACAATATCTATTACATTTGGAAGATTTAATCCACCTACGGTTGGGCATGAGAAACTTCTAGCAAAAGTAGCTAGAGAGGCAAAGGCAAATGGAGGAGAGTATAGAATATACCCCTCAAGGTCGGAGGATCCTAAAAAGAATCCCCTTGACGCAGGAACTAAAATTAAATATATGCGGTTGGCATATCCAGATCACGCGAACGCGATTGTTGACAATGGGGACATGCGTACTATCTTTGATGTTCTTACCGCACTCGATACTGACGGGTATAGCAGCGTTAACATTGTGGTGGGAGGTGACAGGGTTAGTGAGTTCAACAGTCTCGCACAGAAATACAACGGAGAACTATACTCATTCGATGAAATCAAAGTAACCTCTGCAGGAGAAAGAGATCCTGATGCTGAAGGTGTAGAAGGTATGTCTGCATCTAAGATGCGTAAGGCAGCAGCAGAAGATGACTTCGATTCATTTAGTCAAGGTGTTCCAGAAGGTCTTGGTAAGGATGGTTCTGAAAAATTATTCTTGACATTGCGACAAGCAATGAAAGTTGAAGAGTATGGAGACTTTGCTGATGCATCATTCCAGTTACATGAGATTGCACCTAGATTAGATCTTCAGGGTATGCGTGAAGCATACTTTGACAATAAAATGTTTGAAGTAGGAACGTTTGTTGAAAATGTGAACACTGGTGTTATTGGTAAAGTTGTCAGTAGAGGTGCTAATTATATTATTTGTATTGATGAAAGGGAAACTGTATTTCGCTGTTGGTTAAAGGACTTAGTTGAAAGGAATGATATTAAATTCTTTAACTTTACACCTGCTGGAGAGATGGGTACGGATAAACTTGCTAACTATATGAGAAAACTTACTCCAGGTGAATTCATTCGTAAGATAAATAAAAAGGACAAGGACGCTTAGTAACATGAACCTCAACGAACTTCCTGATATGTCTGATGCTCTCAGACAAGTATATGAAAAGAAAAATAACGATGGCAATCTTGCCAACAATGCTGTCCCCTACGATAAAGTAACCAAGGCAGATATTATTACTGGTGCTAAGGGGAAGGACGAGCAAGGCGGAAAGAAGAAACCCAAAGGGCACGACTGCGCCAAACTTGTCAAGTATGAAGGTAAAGAGTATACTGTCATTCCTGAAGCACATACCCTGCTGGAAGATGGTACAGTAACTCATTACGATATTGAAGATGATGAGTATATCTACGAGAACGTCCCTGTCGGAGATCTTGAGATTCTAGAGGAAGGTCATCACGAGCACTTCGTAAATTACGATAAGAATGCTGAGGTTCTTGGTGAAGGAAAATTCACTGGATCTAAGTCTTCTGTAGACCGCAATTCTACTGCTGATAGTGGTGGTAGAAATGCTGCAGAGCGTCGTAAGGATCGCCGCACTCTTGCCACATACTATGGTGCTGGTGGTAAGGAAATGGCTATTGACCGCGCTAAGAAAGAGCGTGATGAGAAACGTGCCGCTCGTAAAGAAGCATTTGCATTCTCAGAAGCAGACTTTGCTGAGTTAGAAACTCTTGGAGAAGAGATTGATTCACTGACCGATGAGCAACTCGTCGATGTCATGGAAGATATCATTCTTGAGATGGCAGAAGATGATCAAGACTTGATTGAGATCTGTGAGCATCTTGAGGGTGTTGAGATGCTCTCAGAGGAAGAGCGTGACGCTGGTGCAATGGCACGAGAAAAACTCAACAAGCCTGCTGGTCCTTCCCGTATGGATCGTCTGAAGAGTGCTGCTAAGAAAGCAGGTTCTAAACTGAAAGCAGGTGCTCAAAAGGCAGGTGCTGCTGCTAAGAAAGGTATCAAGGCAGCAGGCAAGTCTGCTGTTACTAATGCTGGTAAGGCAGTAGGAACATTCCAAGGTTCTAGAGAAGCAGCACGCATCAAAGCAAAGCGTACATCGATGCAGAACACTCCTGCCAAGAAAAAGTCATCTGACGATGATGGCACTGGTGGTAAGTTGGATGGCGTTCTAGACAGCATCAGAAAGTCTAAAGGTACAGGTTCAAGTTCTAGCAGCAGTTCCGACAGCGGTTCGTCTTCTAGTGGTGGCGGGGAAAGCAGCAGTTCTTCTAGCAGTGCTCCTGCTAAGAAGCCTAGTCTTCTGAGAAGAGCAGCAGGTGCTGTTGGTAGAGGTCTGAAGAAAGCAGTTGGTAAGACTGCTCGTGCAGTATCAAGTGGCAGTGGCAAACTTGCTTCACGTCTTGGTGAAGATTATGATCAGATTGCACACTTGTATGAGTCTGGACTCTTCTCTATCGAAGAGATTGAGAATGTAATCGAAGAAGGTTACAAGGAGATTGATCAACCAAAGAAAAACAAAATGTTCCGTCGTGCAGGAAACCTGTCACGCGATGCATTGCAAGGTGGCGACAAAGGAACCGAGGCACATAAGAAGTCTGGTAAGATTGTCAAGCAATTGAATAAATTAAACCAGGAGAATAAGTGATGTTAAGTTTTAAAGATCTATCTGAAAGAAAAACCAAGGTCAAGATTAATCCCAAACAATCGGAAATCACTGAAAAGTGTTGCGATAAGACAGGAGAGGAAGAATGTAAGTGTGATGATAAAACACCTGCACAAAAATCAGTTGAAGGTAAAGGTAAAGGCGCAGTATGCACTAAGTGTAACGGCGCAGGATGTAAGTCCTGTGGCGGCAAAGGTTACATGGATGGCGACTCCGAAGGTGCCGACATGAGCGAAGCGAAAAAGAAAGACGATTCTTATCTGGAGGTGAACTTCAAGAAACGTCAAGCAAATAATGAGAAAGCTCGTAAAGATATGGACAAAGTTCCATCCCAGAAAAATCCCCACTTTGAATCTACAGGAGATCAAGCGTATGGCAGTCAAGAAGAAGTTTCAGAAGAAAGCACAGAAGAAGTCGCAGAAACTGAAAATAAATTCTTGACATTCGGACAATTTGACGAACTCTACAAGGGTAAGCACGGACAGACTGAGAAGCAGTATCAGGACAGCAGATCTGATGCAGGCAAAATGGTCTCTGGCGACTCTA